ATGCTGACCTCGTGCGCGAGTCTGCGGAAGGAGCGGATCGTATTCGTGCCGCCGCAGGTCGATTGCGCAGCCTTCGAGCAGCCGAAGGTGGCAACCCCGAATGATCCGCGCCCGGGCGAGAAAGACCCGGCCATCTGGCAGTTCTACGCGCTCGGTTGGCAAGCGTTCGCTGAGCACCTGATCGGGCAGCGCGTCGACACCGCAATGTGCCTTGCGCAGCTGCGCGCGCGGGGCGTCATCAAGTGACATGCGCACGCTGCGCGCGCGTTCGCGCGGCGCTTAACAAACTCAACCCGCTGGCAAGGCCGGCGCAACCGAAGGAGGCGGCCGGCGAGGCTGACCGCTATGACCGAGACAAAGAAACCCCGCACGGGGCCGACTACGTGGGCGAAAGGCCAGAGCGGCAACCCGGGCGGCCGTAGCCCGCGCGTCGGGCCGAATGGGGAGACCGTTGCGCAGCTGTGCCGCGGCATGACCGCGGAGCTTGTGGAGCGGGCGAAGCAGATTGCACTCAGCCCGACGACCGAGAACAAGGACGCGCTCGCCGCAATCTTCGGCCTGCTCGATCGCGCATGGGGCAAGCCGAAAGAATCCGTCGACCTCGACGCCCGCGTGGAAGGCACGGGCGTGCCGATCATCCAGATCGTGCGGACAGGCGATGCCGCAGATCCAGCTGACTGATCCGCAGTTCGAGTTCGTCACCGCCGAGGAACAATTCCCCGCGATGGTGGCGGGCTTCGGTGCGGGCAAGACGCACGCGGCCATCGTGCGAACGCTGGCGAAGAAGCTGACCTACCCACGGCAAAACGTGGCGTACTACCTGCCCACCTATGACCTGGTGCGCCGGATCGGCTTCCCCCGGTTCGGCGAGCAGCTTGAGGAGCTGGGCGTCAAGTTCACGACGAACAAGGCGGATTCGATCATCGCCATCGCCGATGCGGGCGAGATCATCTTCCGCACGATGGACACGCCCGAGCGCATCGTCGGCTACGAGGTCGCCGACAGCATCGCCGACGAGCTGGACACGCTGCGCGAGGAACAGGCGCGCGACGTGTGGAACAAGATCATTTCCCGCAACCGGCAGAAAAAGCCGGACGGGAGCCTGAACACCGTCGGCGTGGCGACCACGCCGGAAGGTTTCCGGTTCGTCTACGACCGCTGGCAACGCAATCCAGCGGACGGCTACCGGATCATACGCGCCGGCACGATGAGCAACGCGGCGAACCTGCCGGCGGGCTACATCGACAGCCTGCGCGCCAGCTACCCGAGCAACCTGCTCGCCGCCTACCTCGACGGCGAGTTCGTGAACCTGGTCGCCGGCAGTGTGTACCCGGAGTTCGACCGCAGGCTCAACGCCAGCGCCGAAACCGTCCAGCCGGCCGAAGCGCTGCACGTGGGAATGGACTTCAACGTCGGACGCATGTCGGCCGTCATCCACGTGTTGCGCGGCGACAACCCGCACGCGGTGGCCGAGCGGACGAGCGTGCTCGACACGCCGGCGATGGCGGCACTACTCCGACGCGACTTCCCCGGGCATCCGATCATCGTCTACCCGGACGCCAGCGGGCAGTCGCGCAAGAGCAACAACGCAAGCGAGTCCGACCACGCGATCCTGCGGCAGGCCGGGTTCAGCGTGCGAACGAATGCGGCGAATCCGCGCGTGAAAGACCGCGTGCTCGCCGTGAATGCAGTCATCCACAAGGACGGCGCGAGGCGCTACCGAGTGAACCCCGAGACTTGCCCCGAGCTTGTCGAATCGCTGGAAAAACAGGCGTACGACAAGCATGGCGAGCCGGACAAAGCGGGCGGCCTCGACCATGTGGTCGACGCGGCCGGCTACTTCATCGCGTACCGCTACCCCATCCAGCATCGCATCGCGCTGGTGCAGCCCTTGAGGATCTAGCATGACCCTAGCCGTCAACCAGCGCAGCGTCGAGGTCGAGACGCTGGCGAAGCCCTGGCCGATGCTGCAGGCGCTACAGGACGGCACGGCCGCGATGCGCGCCGCGGGCAAGGCGTATTTGCCGCAGTGGCCGGCGGAGGAAGACACGGCATACCGCGCGCGCCTTGCCACGGCGACCCTGTTCCCGGCCTACCGCCGCACGGTCGGCGTCATGTCGGGCAAGCCGTTTGCGAAGGCGCTGGCGCTGAACGATGCCGACAAGCGCATCGAGATCTTCGCGGAAAACATCGACCTGCAGGGCGTAAACCTGCACACCTGGGCGGCCGAGCAGTTCCGGGCGGCGGTGGGTTTCGGGCTGGCCGGCGTGCTGGTCGAGTACCCGCGCAACGCGACCGCAGGCCCGCGCACCGTGGCCGCCGTCGAGCGTGCCGGCCTGCGTCCGTACTGGGTGCGCGTGCGCCACGATCAGGTGCTCGGCTGGCGCGTGGCGAACGTCAACGGCGCGATGCAACTCACGCAGCTGCGGCTGTGGGAGTGCGTCGAGGAAGACGACGGCCCGTGGGGGACGCAGACGGTCGAGCAGGTGCGCGTGCTGTATCCGGGCGGCTGGCAGCTGTATCGGGCAACTGGGGCAAAGGGCGAATGGGTCTTGTTCGACGAAGGCCGCACGACCCTGGGTCGTATCCCGTTCGTTCCGTTCTACGGGCTGCGCGAGGCCTTTATGGTCGGGCGCGCGCCGATGATCGACCTCGCCTACCTCAACGTGAAGCACTGGCAGTCGCAGAGCGATCAGGACACCATCCTGCACGCGGCGCGGGTGCCGATCCTAACTGTGGCGGGCGTGGAGTCGGTCGAGATCGCCATCGGCGGCAGCACGGCGATCAATCTCGGCACGAACCCCGACGCGAAGGTTCTCTGGGTCGAGCACGGCGGCGCGGCCATCGGCGCGGGCGAGACCTCGCTCGACAAGCTGCGCGACCAGATGATCCAGACCGGCGCGGAACTGCTGGTCAAGCGCGAATCGGGCGACGTGTCGGCCACCGAGGCCGGCAACGATGCCGAGGCCAACAAGTCCGACCTGCAGCGCATCGCGGAAGGTTTCGAGGACGCGCTCGACATGGCGCTCGAGTTCACCGCCGAGTACGCGCATCTCGACAAGGCGGGCACGGTGTCGCTTTTCAGCGACTACGGCGCGGCCACGCTTTCGGATGCCAGCGCATCGCTGGTGCTGCAGCTGCAGCAGGGCGGGCTGCTGTCGAAGGAAACCGCGCTGGCCGAGTTCAAGCGCCGCGGCGTGCTGGCGGCCGAGGTCGACGTCGAGGACGAGATCGAGCGCGCCGAGGCCGAGGGGCCGGCGCTGGGGGAGCTGTCGCTGGCGGTGTCGGGTGAGACGGCACGGGCTGCGGCGGCGGAGGAGAAAGCATGAGCAAGCTCGGCAACGGCTGGTGGCTGAAAGGCCGATTCTCCCCCGCCATCACCCAAGCAGGGGCGGGGGGTGGGGGTGTTGTGCCGTTCGATCCGGCCTCGCTGTTCTCAGGCGGACGGAAGGGCGTGTTCTACGACTTCACGAACAAGGCCAACTTGTTCACGGATGCGTCGCGCACGACGCCTGTCGTCAACCCAACGGATCTGATCGGCTCGGCGACAGACCTCTCCGGCAACAACTACCACGCAGCGCAGGCCGGCTCGATTCGCCCTGCATGGAACAACGGGCGAGGGGAGTTCGCCAGCGGCGATTTCATGACCGCAACCGGCGTCGATTTCTCCGCAACTGGCGTCGTGACGGCCATCGTCGCCTGCTACAAGGCCAACGACACCGCCGGCACCGCGTTGCTGGAGCATGGCCTTGGCGTGGGTGCGAATCAGCCCGGCTTCCGCATGACCGGCCCGTCGTACAACGGCGGCGGCGGTTTCGGTTGCGTCTCGTACGGCACGGCTGTGGCATCGGCGCAGAACGCGCCCAACTCGCCCGCACCGATCTACGCCGTGGTGACGATCATCGCCAATCGGAACAACGACACCTGCCTTGTGCGGGTGAACGGGGTCATCAGTGAAGTCGCCAAGACGGATCAAGGCGATGGCCTGTTCCAGCTTGCCGACTTATATGTGGGCGCAGGCTTGGGGGGAACGAACCTGTTCTTTGGCTGCAACCAGTACAAGGTTCTGGCCATCGACTATGAACTAACCGAGGACGCGCTGAATAACGCAGAGGCCAACTTCGCTGCCGCGCTCCCCGGCGTCACCATTGGCCCTGCCAAGTTCACCCT